CCCTGAGCACCACCCTGAGCACCACCTTCCGCTCCTGGTTCACCAGGAACACCAGATCCAACAGCACTAGCATCTTTGGCCCAATATTTTTGATTTTCAGCTTTTTCTTCAGGTGTAAGTTTAAATATATGATCCATAATATATTCAATATGGAAATAAGGTTTTTCACCATTCATTACACCAAGTAGAGTACCAACTATACCGGCTTTCTTCTCTAAATTACCTAATTTTTTCCATTCTTCAAAAACTTGATTTGAATAGAAGATTATATCCATTTCATTTAAAAATCTTTCATCCTCTACTAATTCAGGAAACTCAATTAACATTTGTAACTTAAGTGGTTTAACAATTAACTCTCTAAAATTTGCTCTCAATCGACCAATAAAGTTATGAAACTTTATTTCATCTCTAGTCATCTCAGCAGCGTCAGTAACTAAATTACCACCACCATTCTCACCTTCAAAACGGTTTAATGGAATTTTACTGGCTCTTTTAAGTGCTTGGTGAAACCATTTTAACATACCGTCTTCATTTAAGTCGTGACCTTGTGGTGATTTTAATTCCATAGATGGTGATCCAGCATCACCTTCAGGAAACCATATTTGTTTATTATATGGTAAATGCTTAGAACCATTTATAGTTAATGTACCCAATGATTCATCCCATTCAACTTCTTCTGAATAATCATGTATAAGTTGACCTATTTGTTCTTCTGCTTTTTGTCTAGAAAGACCTTTAATTGGAATTTTAAATTCTTGATAAAGAGTCGCATTAATTATGTTAAACATAATTTTTGTTTGTTCTAATATTTTTAGTTGATTATATGGTTTAATCAAACCTTCAACATAAGAAGTTTCTGAATAGTCATTCTGTGTAGAATATGATATAAATACAATCTGAGAATCTAAAAATATTCTTCTCAATTGTGGATCTTCTGGAAACTGAATCCATAAATGACCAACATTTGGCTCATAAGCAGGAACAATAGTCTCCGGTCTTAATCTATTAAATGCAATAATATTCTTTTTCTTGTCATCATAAACAATTTCAATTGCGACATAACCATCAATTAAAAAGTCTTTGACCATATTCCAAGCAGTTATACTATCTGAAAATCCATATTTATTGTATATTTTCTCAAAATACTCTTGATATCTATCACTTATCTCTTGTGAGTAATCATTTGATAATGGTCTAGGTGAACAAAAGTCTCTATCGTCATTATAAACTACACATTCATCCGCAATTTGACTAACAAAATCTCTAATTTCATCCTTTATTGAATATTCTCTAAGAATTCTTCTTTTATCAGGATATGATTTATCTAAATATGGTACAGATTTTCTATTAAGGACGGATGCTACCGCTCTTTGTGAGAAGAAATCATACATTGAATTACCTTTTGCTGCATAAGGATCTTCATTTATACCTATACCAACTTGGTTTCTTATGATCATATCATCATAGTTCATACCATGATTTGATAAGTTTCTCAATATTCTGTTAAATAACCCTTTATTCTCAACCGCAGAGTTTTGCATTCCAAAACTTTGATCAGAATTGTTGTTATTAAAATAATTATATGATGCCATTAAAATTATAAAATTTTAAGGTATATATAAAAATTCAATTGTCCCAAAATTAAAAAAGAGGCTTTAAGCCTCTTTTTTCTATATTCCTAACTCATCTAGTTTATCAACTCTTAACTTTTCTTTTAATCTAAGTTCATAATCTTCTAACTTAATAATAAATTTATTAGACCAAATAAGTTCTCTATAAGAAGCCATTATACATTCTCCTGAAATATAAACATTTTCAAAAATGATATTTTTTCTTTTTACGGTAGGATCTTTCTCAATAATAAAATCCTTGATTATTTCGTGATCAAGTTTCATAATCTTAGATATAAAATGTTCTGTTAATAATACCTATTTCTTTTTTATCAATTGACATAGAATTGATAACATCAATAATGTCTTTTTGATAATTTGTTATATGTTTAACCAACTTGTCAAAATTTTTAACAGAATGTCTATCCAAGAAAAGATTACCACTTTGCCACTTTACACTACCATCTTTGTTAATAGTTGTATTTATTCGGTGTGTATTGGAATTAAGTGAGTATGGATCACCAGAAGTAAAAATAAACATAATTGTATTACCTTCCTTTTCTCTAATAGCTCTTGCTGATAAAAACTTAGCATCTTTAAATGCTTTTACCTCACCCACTAAAATATTGAATTTTAATTCAGATATTTTTCTCTTTTCAAGTTCATTAGCATGATCTATAAAAGAGTTTGCTAGTTTTTTTTGACCAAGAGCGTTTAATTTCTCAGCAGCGGAAATATAAGTCATATAATTCATAGTGTTTTGTTTTTATTTCTACAAATATACAAAAAAACTATTTACCACCATATTTTTTTGCAGATTTTTGCAATCTTTCTATATGTTTTTTTAAAAGATCATATTTACCATCTATTTCCTTATTAACATCATAAAACTCATCTATTGATGAATTCATCATTTCTTTATCTCTTTTATCTTGTTCAACTATTTTCTTTTTCCAAATCTCTATAAGTTTTTTTGGATCATATTTTGCCTTTGGATGTTGCGAATAAAGAAATCTAGGTAATAGATCTAATTCTATTCTATGAACAAGTTTAACCTGTGATAAATTATATTCCATCATAGAGTATTGAAATGCATATTTTTTTAATTCCTTGTACATAGCATCATATTTAACCTTTAAAAAGAAATTCTTCTTTTCAAAATCTTGTTCTTTTATATAAGGATCGAATAAAGTAACTCTAACTTTTAATGGTATAAAATTAAAATTAACACAAAATAAAACTATTTGATTATCAAATTTTTTAAAATCAACCACAAAAACAGGAGAATATTTAATCCAATTAGAATCATCTAAATAATGAAAAAAATAAAAACCACCAGGTTTTATATCTTGTAATTTAACTGCTTTTACTGATTCATCAGTCTTTTGATACTTTTGATAAAAAAACATCGAATTATTTTTGAAGTTCTCTACTTCATCACCACCATATACAAGTAGATTTAATTTTACTAATTCTGCTAAATGCCCCATTTGTAAATACTTTTTATTTATATATAAAATAAATAAAAATAATAAAGTTAAATTTCCCACTTTTAATTATTTATATATAACATATGAGAGATCTAAACATAAAGGAAATTGAGAAACTAGGAGAAAGTAATCTAAAATACATAGGGATTTTAGATTCATCTAAAAAGGTATTAATATATGAATGTGAAAAACACGGTTTGATAAAACAAAGATTTGATGTACATATAAAAAATAACAAAAAATGTACTAAATGTCCAAGAGTAAAAAATCTATACACAAAAGAATATATAGAAAAATTAATATCTAAAAGAGATATTAAATATAAAACCATACTAAATGATGATGATGTTTATGGTGTTTTGGATAAAATAACACTAATATGTGAGAAACACGGATATTTTAAACAATCTATACATAACCATTTTAATATCGGTAATAACTGTCCAAAATGTATAATAAGAAAACCTGTTAAATTAAATGATGACTTTCTTCGTAAAATTAAAAATAATGGAATAGATATAATTGAGTATAATGGATATAGAAAAGATTCTAAATTTAAATGTGAAAAGCATGGTATTTTTGATAAAAAATTTGAAAATGTTAAAAAATATGGTTGCACGGAATGCTATAATGAAAAACAAAAAATTATCAACAAATTAGATTTTATTAAAAATTCAAAAAATAAATGGATGGGTATAATAGATTTCGATTACGATAATATGATTTATAATGGAATGAGAAATAAAATGAAAATATACTCAAACGAAACCGGATGGATTGAACAAAATGCTCAAAATCACCTAAATGGATTTTTACCAAAATCATCATCAGGTGAGTTAGTAATTAAACACATTTTGGAAAAACTAAATATAAATTATGTGGAGCAAAAAACATTCGAAGATTGTAAAAATATTATAAAACTTAGATTTGATTTTTATTTACCTGAAATTAATACTTGTATAGAATTTAATGGAATACAACACTACAAACCTATTGATTTTTTCGGAGGTAATGATAGATTTAGAAAACAAATAATTAATGATAACATTAAAATTGATTATTGTAAAGACAATAATATAAAATTAATCATAATATCATACAAAGATTGTATAAAAACAAAAATAAAGGAAATAATATGTTAAATTCAAAACCAAATAATAAAAAGTATCATCAAGGTAACTTCATACCCAAAAATAAAGACAGAGTTTATAAACTAAATAACGAAGGTGGTCTTTATTTTAGATCTGGATTAGAAAAGAAGTTCATGACTTGGTTAGATAACAATGATAATATAATAATGTGGGGTTGTGAAAATCTAGAAAT